GAACTTTTGTGGTCCGAACCGGCCCTACCTATTATAGAAGGGGCTGTTACAGGATATGGTTTATGGGGTGTTCCCCTAGAAGGGTCCCATGTATTTGTGTTTTTTGAGAATGGAAATCATATGCAACCGAGGTACTTTGCATCTGTCCCTGGAATTACTTCAGGCACAGCGGATTTTCCATCAACATCATATCCTCATTTAGTAAGACTGGCAACACATGCAGGACATATTATAGAACTTGACAACACGCCTGGGTCAGAAAGGATTAAAATCTACCATTCTAGCGGAACAACGATTGAGATGGATTCAGCTGCGAACTTAAATGAAACTGTTGGTGGAACATTAACGATAAATGTTACAGGTACAGCGAATGTCACTGCAAATGTTGTAAACATAGATGGTGGGGCTGGAAATCTTGATGGTGTTGTAACAGGGCAATCTATATGTCATTTTACAGGTCTTGTGCATGGAGATAAGTCAATGGATGTAAAATGTAGTAAATAAGAGGAGGTAGATTATGGGAACAAGTGCAGCAGCAATTGAAACAGCTATTAAAACTCACCTTGACACAGGTGCATGTAGCTTTACGCGTGGTGGTACATATAGTCCATGGCTCGATTGCTTTATAAAAGCAGTGGCTGAGGGTGTCTATCAGGAGTTACAGAACTTGTCCGATACAGCAGGAAATCCACCATCACCTACTCATACATAACGGGGAAATAGATGACAAGACTTGAAAACTATTTGAATGAGGCAGTTGTATTGAGAGACCCTAGTAATGAGGAGGCACAAAATCTCTTATTAAAGGATTGCAAGAAGTTCTTGAGAGAAACAAGGTGGGCTTTTTATAGAGGGTCGGATATTGGCTCATCCAATGACCCTAATATTCATAGAATGAAAGCTCGTCCTATGGTTGGTAAGGAAATGAGGGCACCTAAGGATACTCCAACATGGATACACAAGCTGGCAAACAAGGCTTTCAAAGATTCTTATGGGTGGTCTCCAAGACAGGGTGTTTTTGCGAGCGATATGGCTACATCAGCCAATTATGGTAGGGGTTCTTTCCTCTTCTTCCCTATAGGAAACTATAATTACCTTTGGAGTCCAAGTATTACAGATTTCTTTGCTAAAGGACTTGACAGGATAGGACCGGCAAAATATGGGGGCAATCAGATAGGTTTATTTGTATCAACATTGACAGTAATGAAAGAAGGGTGGGAAGATCAAGAAAGAAGGTTCTCATTGAAGTTGAAAGTAAGTGATGTGGCTGATGAGTGGAAGCCCTATTTTACACACTTTTATCTAGGGAAAACGAGAGTTTCAAAAAGCAGTGTCCAAAAATATATATATGATAAGTTGTTAGAGGTAACAAGATTATATACAACCACCAACCTGGAGACGGCAGTAAAGCAAGACTCGGAGGTATCATTCAGGGTAAAAGAATATTACCTAGTTCCTACTTCTTTTCTACAAGCACTTACAACTGCGGGTGGTGATAAAATCGGAGACTGGGCAAGGAGAGCATAAATGGCTGTTTATTCAGATATAGATATGAAGTTAAGAAAAGCTACTGATGGTGATATCACCAAGGATGAAGAGTTTGACGCTATAGAAAACTCTTTACAGAACATCTTAGCTACTATGAAAGGTGAGCGAAGAATGTTACCAGAGTTTGCTGCAAACATCTGGCAGATGCTATTTGAACCTATTGATGACACAACAGCCCGCAGAATCGGTTCAGATATTTTACAGGCTATCGAAATTTGGGATAATAGAATCATAGTGGACAACATAAATGTGAACGCAAACTATGATAAAAATCAATATGATATAAAAGTAAGGTTCTCTATCAAAGACCTTCAGCCGGAAGAGACTAGAGAAATAGAATATATTTTGAAACAGGATTAATCATGACAAATTTGAAGAGCATTATCAATAAATATCTAACAGAGGCTAAGAAATTGGTCTGTTCTAAATGTGGAAGAGTTTTAGTACCTTATGTGCCGAAAGGCAAGGGTACTCATATGGTATGTCCAGTCTGGACTGAATCTCTAGCAAAAGCTAATAAAGAAGGCCATGATTGGGTAAAGGGGGATAAAAGATGAGTGAATTAATACCGGGTTACCTTGATATAGATTTTAATACATTCAAGGAAAGATTAAAAGACCAGCTAGCTCTCAGTGATGTTTTCAGAGATTATAACTATGAGGGTGCCAACATCACTGTGCTTATTGAACTCATGGCTTATTTTGCTGATGTGGATACCTTCCTCATGAATAAGATAGCTAAGAATGTCTATATGGACACTGCTGAAATTTATGAAACAGTTCATATGTTATCTAGATTGAGAGGTTATAATCCTTCAGGATACAGGTCAGCTAAAACCACTCTTTCAATATCCATACCGTCAGGAGCTGGAGTGACATTAGGAGATACTCTCTATATCCCAGCATGGAAACAAATATTATGTACAGGACTTACAGACGATGACGGTAATACTATTCGATATTCTACCATTACTTACCATACTGAAACTATAGACACTTCAGCTTCTTGGCCAATATCTTTTACTATTCCTGTAAGGCAAGGTGAGGTAGTTACATATGATTACCGTGGAACTGATTTGATTGATAACAAACTTCATCTGCCTCTATATGATTTTGATTATGATGATAATTTGGATGATGAATATCCTTCATTAGAGGTTAGTGTGGAAGATGAGATATGGGAAAGGATACCAGACCTCTATGATGAGATTTCCGGACTCTCAACAATAAACAATGTTTATTCTTTTAGGTTTAACAAATACCAGAAGTACCTAGCTGAGTTCTACAGCACAAGAAATGTTCCTAGTGATACCGACAATATCTCTGTCACACTCTTGAAATCTTTAGGAGTTGATGGTAGTGTTGGAGCTGATAGTATAGTTGCTCCGGAAACCCAATTTGTCTATAATAGAAACACCAGAGCTTGGCTTACTAATGCCAGTATAACAGTTACCAATGAGGAAGCCACAACCAGTTCTGCTAATATAGAGCAAATTCCTGATATAAAAGATGCTTCGTTAGGTAACATGCACTCACAATATAGAAATGTCACTGCCAATGACTATATTAGGCATTTGGAAACCCGTTCGGATGTAGAGGTGGCAAATGTTTGGGGTGAACAAGAAATCGCTCCATCTGGAGATGTAGAAGAGTATAATAAGGTATATATTTCAATCATTCCTACGGAGTGGGGAAGCGGAACAATAGATACATCCGCAGCATCAGGAGGAATATTACTACCTACAGAATATTCAACAACTTATAGGGAATTGTTATCAGTATACCTTGAGCCAAGAAAAATGATATGTGCATATGAAGAATACGAACTTCCATCTCTTGTATACTTTGTATATGACATAGGAATTCAAGTTAGGAGGACCTATAATTTCGATGAGGTATCCCTTGATGTTAAGAATAAGCTTGAATATTTCTTTAATGCTTCAAACAGAGAATTTAATGAAACAATAGGATTCCTAGATGTGGTTAACTTTATAGAAGATATTACAATAACTGATGCCGAGAATAGCCAAACATTTGCAAATGTTGCTGGTATTCAGAATCTTATCGTAAGAAATATTGACCTATATTGGATATCAAGTGGTGCAATAACCACTACGATATATGAACCTAATACTGATAATGATTATCCACAATATACAGTTGCTTCAGCCACTTATACAGGAGAGAATCAATTAAGAGACATCGAATTAGGTTTTAACCAGTTCCCTGCAATTCTTATAGATTTATGTACATTCACAGAGGAGACAGGATAAATGGGTAGATTTTCTGATTCCCCATATTTTATACTAGAGAGTTATATTGCTAATCTTGACCCTTATGGTCATGTATATCCCCAAGCTGGCCACCTTATAGGCCCTTGTACGGGAATTGTGGCCGAAGGCGGTTTTGGATGTAATCTTTGGGTAAAGACTGATGAAAGATATTATAGAATAAGGGTAAGAAATATTTCAGGTACCCCTGATGATAACAAGTTCCAGTTTCATTTGGAAACTGACAACTATAAAGCATCAGAATTAACCGCTTCACAACTAAGTGGTTATGCTGGTAGTGAGGTATATTTTAGAAAAGAAGGAACATTTCATGGGTATATAGATTCTATCTCAGCATATGAAAATTATATTAATACCAATAAGCTATGGGTGTATTTTGGTAAAATCTATCCGACAAGCACAGAAACCACTTTCAATGTAATATTTGACCATCTTATGTATTATGCCTATAGGGCAATACCTATGACAAATAGGAATGCAAACATCAAAGAGTTCTTTGAATTATTCTTTGATAAGATTTTTACAGAGGTATACTCACTACAAAAGAATACATGGACACTTCAAGACCCAGCAGAAGTCAATGTGAAATACCTAGAATATCTGTATGACATGTACGATTCTGATATGATAGGTACTTCTGTTCAAAGTCAGAGAGAGGCAGCAGGAGGTCTGCCAGCATTTCTCAAAAGAAAAGGAACATATTCATCACTTTACATAATGTGGAGAAGTATTGTATTGAACACAACAAACTACCTTAATGTATATGAGAGATGGCATGATTGGCCTCTATCAGGTGGAGACACGATACCGTTAGAATATTTTGAAGATTTCCTATACACTTCTTATCCCTATTACAACACTCTCCCTCCCAAAGATGGTGCTGGAGAGGTCTACTATCATGGTTTGCCTTTAGTAGCTCCGTATCTAGGATATTATCTATATGAACAAGCTACACCGGCTGTAACATGGACTATAGCCCATGACCTAGCGGAAGAGTATGTGGTTGTTGAAGCTGTAGATTTAGCACAGCAAGTTATTATACCTGATAATATTGAAATTGTCTCTAGTAATGTTGTAAGAATTACATTTCCTGTAGCAATAGCGGGATATGCTTCTGTGGTGAGTGGGGTTAGAAAATGGAATACGGTTATTGGTACTACTGAAGATTCAGGAAGATATGAACATGTTCAAACAACAGCATCAACTTCTTGGCCTGTAAATCATAATCTTGGTGTTAAATATGGTGTAGTTGAAGTTTATGATGGAAGTGGGGAAGTCATAAAACCCTCTTTTGTTGAATTTGTGGACGATAATCTCCTTATGGTAAATTTTGACACTGCTGTTACAGGTACTGCTGTTTATGTGACTGGTGTAAAACTAGGTAATGAATATTATGGCTCTTATCTACACAGAGAAGAAAATGAGAAAACTGAATGGCTTATAAACCATAATCTAGACCGTGAATTTGTTAATGTTGAGGTAATAGGTACTGATGATATAACATTGCTGCCTGATGTAATTGAAATCTATGATGAAAACACAGTGAACTTGAGATTTTCAGAAGTAATAGCTGGTAGAGCTGTTATAGTAGCAGGGGCTGGTGTAAGAAGGCCGGTATATCCTACCTTTGGGTATGGAGATATGATGATTACACCACATTACAGAATGGAAATTGACCTTACTAATGAACCTTTAGATACCTCTGAAATACTTTCACAGAGTACCATTGACCAACTTGTAACTAAATGGGATGAAATGAGACCAGTATGTAGGTATAAACATTATACATTATTGATAGCTCCACCAACTGACTTTTCAGGTAATTATATTTCACTTTATGATGAATCATATGCTGCTGGCCTTTATACGGCATGTGCTCAGGCTGTAGATGTAACTGCTGGCATGGTATTGCATACACAGGAGGGAGCTTCAGATACATGGATTATCAATCACAATATCAACAGTGCTAGTGTAGTCGTCCAAACATTTAATACATCTAGAGAAATGATGATTCCTGATAGAGTAGATTGTACAACACCAAACCAGGTCGTGATAGAGTTTGCCGGGGCTGTTGCTGGATATGCACTAATCTCTCCTCCAGGAGACATTGATACCAATGCTTCTGGTCTCATTTGGAACGTGGCCCATCTTCTACATGGTCCTGGTGTAAACCTTACCTATTTCTTAACACAAATAGAAAATACGGCTAGAGAAACCATGATACCTCTTACTTTAACTGTGGGCATACAAACTGTAACTGTTACATTTGCTCAGGCTAGGGCTGGATATACCTTGATAGAAGCTGGTGATTATGTTCATACTCAAACCGTGGATTCTCCTATATGGCAGGTTGACCATGACCTTGATGCCATGGCTGTTCAGGTTCAATGCTTCGATGAAAATGATAGAATGATTTTTCCAAATAGTATCTTGTTAAAGAATCAGAACAGAACAACTATAAGATTCCATACATACCAAAGTGGGCATGTAGTTATCAAAAAGATTAGCCGTGGTGTTGATTCAATGGATTCACTTATAGCAAGAGTTTCTACATTTAAGATTGGTACTGGCGGAGGACCTAGTTGGGATTATGCATCAGAAAATGACCTTGAAACGCCTGTTGCTGAAGGAACAATCGACCTAACCGGAGCCCTTCTTCCATATAGAGAAGATGATAAATACTACTATCTTGATGGAACTATAAATAGTGGAACGATAGATACTTTGACCACAGCAGCTGATATCACAGAAATTGGTGTCTTTGATGATAGTGCACCTGCAACAGATAATATCATATTCTACACTTATTGTAGCAATATACACAAACCACTTGATGCGGAGTTCAAAATCCATATGAGAGTGAGAAAAACAACATAAATAGGAGTAAGGGGGATTTTAAATTATGTCTAGGTCACATTATTGGCAATATTTGGTAAACGAGGAAGGACA